ATGGTTGCTGGAAATCGGCCCTATTATCTTATCAACATTGCAGACGTTATAGGCATAATCGTATACAGCGGTCAGATATGCCTTGTTGATCCGCTTCCACGCGATGTGACAAACGACCGATCTGCCGTTCCACATCTCGTAAACCGTGCCGGCGATAAGCTCGCCGTCCTTTTCTAGCCCAATGGCCTCGGATCGGTCGGTGTGATAGCCCCCGTTGGTTTGTTCGGTAACCCAATGGCCCACATGGGGGCCGCTTACGATGCTCCAGCCCATCCGAGTTGATATACAACGTCCGTTGATGCCCACTCCAAGGAGACGTTTTTGCTAGAACTGTTGAAAACCAGTCCCCCGCAATAACCGATGCCTTGGATACCTACAAAATTGTTAGTGATGATGAGGTCAGCGCCCCATACGGCCTGACTCCATAACCCAACGTCCCACAATCCGTACTGCGTTGCCACGAACGACAACGCACCAAGGTCGGCGTTGGTTTGGAAGTCCACGTTCATGCCGATGTTGATGGTCGGCTGACCGTTGCTATAGATGGTCGGGCGACCGCGAGTGAAATACTTGATGACGCCTCGCGTCTCAAAGTAGTTGAACGCTTGCAGCGCCTGCGTGTTGATCGCTATTCCGTCGTCGTTGTAGCCGCCTGTACCGCTTTCGGTCGTCCAGCACTCGGCCACATAGCCGTCGCCACCGAAATAGGGCTTGTCGTTCAGGATCGCAAAGCAGTTGGCGTTCCAGCCGGTGAACCGACACCACGCTTTCGTGATGTTGTTCATCACAAACTGCTCTTGGCCGCCCGTGCTGGGCGGTACGTTCACAATCAAAGCGTTGTTGAGCGGGTTATAAAGCAAACACCAGCCGAAATTGTTTTTGTAGGCGCGAGCAGCCGCAGCAAATGCGCCCTGAATCTTGTCCGACAGCGCCACTTGCGGGTCTAAACGCGACGATTGCAACGCCGACGCAAAGGGGATCAAACCGTCTAGCGTTAAAACGAGCAAATCTCCACCGTATTTCTGCAAGCAACGGCGAGAAATTGGCGCACCGATAATCCACACGCCGATCAGCGCCCATGTGGAGGCGCTAGAGGGGTCGGTTCCGCGATAAACGATGACTTCGCCCTGATCGGTGACAAAAACAAGGTTGTCATCCACGCCGTAGCCCGCGTCAATCGTCCATGACGCCATCGCAACAAGGTTGCCGCCCAAGTGGGCGACTGAGGACAGGTCAAGAACTTGTGCCGCACCGCCAATAGAGGCGGTTGGCAAGTACCACGCCTTGAGGGTGTCCTTTTGGATGAACCACATACGATTCTTAAACAGCGTTGGCTGTATTAAATTGGTCGTGGTTACTCCCGTAATGGCGGGGCTAGACGCTCCGTCAATGGCCGTCCAAGTGCTGCCGTCAAACAACAGCGGTTTATCCACTCCATTTGCGGCGTAAAGGTAGCTGCCGCCCGAGGTGGTGATGTTGGTGGATTCCCAACGGCTGTTGGTTAGCCCTGTGACTTTCGCCGCGCCAACCGCGCCCGCGCTAGTAACTTCAAAAATGTCACCGCCGACAACAGCAAACATTTTGTCTGTCGCGCCAGCGTTGTAAACGAGCAGGCTTTCTACTTGACCCGTCATGCCGGTGGCGTGTTTGTCGTAACCTCCGCGCAACGCCACGCTAGAGACGCCCGGGAAAAGGTTGATTAAGGTAACGGCATCTGTCGGAGCCATGTTGGCGAGCGAGTCACGCGCATTCCACCCACCTACGGGGGCAGGCAACGATGCAACGTTGTTGCTCGTCCGTTGAATCAACCGTCTACGAACGGGAGATGCCATTAGTTGCTTTCCGTGCCGTAGCCGCTGTCAGGGATGTTGTCGTAGCCGATCAACACCGTACCCGGTCGCGGGGCAAACGAGAGGTTAGCGGCAGCGGTGTCTTGCGCCACAGCCGTCTCAAACTCCATCAGGTAATCACGGTACAGCGCGGTCGTATCAAAGCCCTTCGCCTCAAAGTACTTAAGCTTGGTGCCAAGCACCATGAGACGGTCGGGGTAGATGCAAGTGTCATCGTCGGCGGTAAAGCTGTTCTTCGGTGTGCCGTCAGCCGCCTCTGCCCACGCCTTGCTGCGGTACTCAAAGCCGAGCAATTCGCCGCCGTTCGTACCCGGCCAAATCTGGAAGTATTTGCCGAGCAGACGCCAGCGAATACGCGGGCCGGTGCTGATGTAGCCCGACAACAGCCATTCCCATTGCTGCGCTGATTCTGGGCCAAGCATCTCCCAACGCTTGCTCTTGTCCCAATGAGTACGATTAACAGTACTAACGTAATCAGCGGGCAATCCGTACTTGACCTTCTGAAAGATGACCTGACCGCCGATAACCGTCTCGGTAACCTGATAGTTCAGCGTGACGCTTGTAGGGCCGACGGAGGTGATGTAAGTGGCGTTGGGAATGCCGACCCCTTGCACCTGATAGGTCGTATCCAAGCCCGCTGTAGAAGCAAGTCCGGTGATCGTGGCGACACCGTTGACCCAGTTGCCCGTGGCCGTCGTGGCTTCGGTGTAGAAGGTGTGCTGGCGGGTCAGTTCGCGCCAATCAGCACGACGGAGAAGCTCATACCCGCCCGCGTTCATCAGCGCGAGCAACTGCACAACGTCTTGGCTGTTGTTGCCAGCGACGGTGGACGGCGTAGGAATGCCCAACTCTTTGGTGCATTCCTGTATGAGTTCAACCATCGTGCTGCCCATGCTATGCCTCCGTTAGTTCTTTCGGCGGGCGACCACGACGAGGCTTGTCCTCCATCAGGGCCGCCATCTGCGCTTGCAACTCGGCTAACTGCCGTTTGGTTTCTTCCAGTTCGGCATTGCTGTCTTTGCGATTCTTGACGTTCAAGTACTGCCGCGCCTTTTCGCGCAGTCCCAACCCACCCATGCCGACGCGCTGCATCTGGGCGTCAGAGGCGAGGGCAAGTTGCTCCACGGTCAAGAACTTCATAATGGACAGTTCTGCGATCTGATCTTTGTTCACATCATCAGGACAATCTTTCTGCCATTGCGACAACGGGGTGCCGATCTGTGCCGCAGCGCCTTCGCTTTGCTGCATCTGGAAATAGAGCCATTGGCGGGGGAACCGTGCTTTGTGTTCCTCGCGCATGGGTTGGTCAATCACGTTAGTCTTGTCGCCGGGCGCTTGGATACGGCAGTACACATTGCCCTTGTTTGGGCCTTCCTCGCGCTCGTAAAACTCAACGTGCAGTTGGGCGTCGGCGTTGTTGATGTCGCTATCTAATGGCATTGTCTTTGCTCCTGTGGGGATTACAGACTCACTTCGTTAACCGTCAGAATCACGGCGGGTATCGCCGGGTAAACTGACGTTGCTGACGCAGCAAGCAGAACCACGTTTGTACTGTCTGCCGTCCACATCAGCTCCACATACTGTCCCGCAGTAAGGGACAGCATAAAATTCCATGCGGCAACCAATTCGCTGTCGTTGCCTTTAATGCGTAGTGTACTCGCAGAGTCAGGCACATTGGTGCCGTTGACTCGCGGCCATATCCATACCTGTTGATCGCCGCCCGAAGTGTTATCCACTTGTGCTGAAAACTGAACGTCGTATACGCCTGTGTCGGCTACTACCACACGCGAAGCAGGGCTGCCGATGGACACGCCATAGGCGGGCGTGATGGTTGTAAATACAACAGCGGTGGCTTCATTAGCCGATGCAAGGGTTTGCGTCGGAGTGGCTATTAGGCCGCCGTAACGCTTCTTTGGCAGTTGCTTATAACCTTGTAACGTTACCCATGTGGTGTTGGAGGTGGCCGACAGCAGCACAGAGCCACCGGGCAACAACTCGCTGCTAACCGCACCATTAATCGTACTATTCGTGTCGTAAGGGTAAACGGTCAGCACATCGCTGCCCGAGTTGACGATTTCAATAGTTTCGCCCTGCTCGGTTTGCGGTAACTTCACGCCCGTTCCCGATGTGACGTTGTTGTAGACAAACGTCAGTTGCGTAGCATCGCCCGCCGACGTACCGGCCGCGGTAACACTTACGTTACCATCGCCACAGATAGCAATGGTGGACAGGCCGTTAACGCCTGATCCAAGTACGCGAGAAGGGATAGGCATTAGGCTGCCATCCGTTCGTGGCGCACACGCATGATTTCGGCAATCAGGCCGGGGCCACGCGCATCCACGTTAATGTCGCCCATTACATCAAACAGTTTCTGGAATTCGTTGGCCTGCTGGGCCATTGCCATGTTGCAGTTGAACTTCTTGCCAGTCGGGCCGCCTACCCATACGTCAATCGCAGGGCCGGTGTGTTCGCCGGTAAAACGCTTCAAGCCATCGGCCCGATTGCAACTGTCGTACCCGTACAGCACGAAGTTGCGGAACCCGAGCAGATAACCAATGTTGATGGCACGAAGTCCCGATGTCGTCCCGCCACCCACGGCGAGCTTGTTCGGGCCAATCGCCTGCATCTCGGGGCCGTCTGCCCATGAGTGCCACAGCCATACGTTTTTACCCTTGAGAT